CATAGAGTCTTGTAAGTGGTTTAACTTTTTTGGAGACAAATTCAATGTTCCTAGATCTCATGAATGGTATAAGATCTCTACTTACAACTCTATCACCAACTGAAGTTCTATCAAATTGCTCAGTAACAATAGTTCGTGTTCCTGTTCTTGTCTGAACTCCTGTTTCTATAGTCTGTCTTAAATCATCTCTAATAACTTGAGTTGTTTGAGTTCCGAAAGTAGGTTGTACTCCCAGTCCTCGCCCTGCGGGATTCAACCTCCCTGGAGTACGACCGATAAACTCTCCACCAGTGGTAACCTCTCTAGTTCTTGATGAGTTTATAACATCTGCACCTGTCCAGTTAGTCTGCCAGGAGTCCCAGAGGATGGGACCAAATCCAGTTTGAGGATCTACATTTTGAGTTCTCGCTAGATTATTAAGTGTTTCTGCATAGTTACCTTCAGTATTAATAACTTTTGCTTCAAGACGAGTGGTATCAACCCAAGTATCAGAGGATGGTGTCAATTCTAGCGTTCCCTGCCAGAAGCTAATGAGGAAAGGAGTCACACTCTCAGATCTTGTCGCAAAAGATTGTTTAATATATTCAACATCAGCATAATCTAGAGTTACCACATCTTTTGCTCTTCTGACATTAACTCCTTCAATCCTATTGAACCTAAGATCTTCCCTTGAATCAACATTGGTGACAGGACCAAAAATCAAATTAACTGAATTAGTATAGTGTCTTGGTCTTAGTTCTTTATTTTTAATATCAATACTGTTTTTGATATCAATGGTTTCTTCTTGTGGTTTGAAAGAACTAAAGTTATCTACAAAAAATCCAGATTTAAATCTATTAAGCCCATCTGCATCAGGAACAAATAAGTTTGCAGTGTTGGTTTCCAATAGAGAGAGTGTTGTGTAATACTCAAGATTTCTAATTCTATTTTCAAGTTGTTTGATATCAACCATGCGATATCTTTTATATTCTAAAAATTGAATTGATGCTTGTTCTGTTGTATGAAGATATGGTGGGAGGGTTATTGTTGCTATTTCAATAGCCTCATCGACAGAAACTGGTTTCTCTGGTCTCTCTGCTGGTTGACCATATTTAACTTGAAATACACCCTCTTTTGTTAAGAAAATTCTATCAATTCTACCCAAATAATATGAAAATGTAGTTAAAATGGATTCATCTGATGCTAGAATATTTGATGCAGAGTTACCTGCAGAATTAAAAGTTCTTCCAAGAAACTCTAGTGGTGAACGAGAATTCTCAGATACAGTAAAAGAAGAAACTCTTGGTCTGATATCAATAATATCGGATATTGGGATACCATTAACTGACTGCAGATCTGTTGAGTAATCAAATCTAGAATATGAATTGACTGTGGTAATATCTCCATCATCTGTTGATTCAAAATATCCATTTGAGAAGTAAACTTTTAATCTTTTTGATGGTTCCTCAGAGTCATTTTTTCTTATTAACGTGCCATAGTTATAAATTGTTTCCTCTTGTCCATTATCAAACTTAAAATTTGATGAAATTTCAAAACTACCAGAATCTAAAGTGGTAATAATTCCTTTTGCTTTTGACTCCGAGAAAGATACAGTTTCTCCCTCCTTAAATCTATTATCATTTTTATAAATGAACGCAATTTGAGATGATGTTAATTTTTCTGCACAAATTGCCACTGCTCCACTTGTTTGTCCAGTTAGTGTTTCCCCAACAATTAATTCCGTTGTAGTTGTTGATGAACTAGTAAGAGAAGAAAGAATAATTTTTGGTGCGGATGGGTTTGATGTATCTGCTGATTCAAATATTCCGTGAATTTCAATGATATCTGGTACGTTAAGTGAGAGAATCTTATCTTGAACCCTTGTTCCAAATGGATAGTTTCCAAATGTTAGACCATCATTTAAAGTTGTTGACCCAATGCCAGATCCTGCATACTTTGATTTGTCAATAATTAGTGAGTTAACTCTGTTTTTAATTTTTTCTTTTGCTTTTGGCTTTATTTTTCTTAGTGTAGCAGTTAAAGTTGCGCCAGTATCATTACTGCCAAGATTGCGAATTTGTAATTGAGTGCTTCCAACTAAAAATTCAAACCTATCTGAAGTTAAAGTTTCAGTTTCGCCATTTGAGCGAGTTAATGTATATCTTTCTTCGTCAAATGGTAGAAACGTCTCATTGGTCCCTGCAATCACGGGAGTGGAAAGTTGATTTGAAGAAATATTTACTGTAAAAGTTTTTCTAACACTTAAAGTAGCATCAGTCAAATCAACAGAAGAAATATTACTCTTTGGAAGATTTGTATAAAGAGTTTTGTCCGATGATGGATCAAGTTTTGTAGTTAAAATTTTAAAATCTGTAGCATTAAGAGTTGTTGTCGGTAAATCACCTGATGCAATTCCAGTAACGGTTGTCACTGCCTCAATTGTTATACTAGTTCTTCCAACACTAACTACTTTTGCAAAACTAATATCTCTATTTGCTGGATTACTGAATTGAACTAAATTATTCCTTTTTACGATTGTTCCTGGAAATAATGCATTAGTACTAAAGACTGTACTAACACCGCCACTGCCAGCACTGATCGTTGCGATGCCAACATTAAATCCAATGGATTGAATTACATCTCCTAAAAATGTTGACCCTAATCCAACAATTCCATTATTTGTGCCATGAACTGATTTTACATCAGAAAGTGAATGTGCGGTAACCGCGATTGCAATTCTTCCATCAGCAATACCGTTAAAAATTAAAGATTCATTCGCAACAAACTCTCCAGAAATATCATAAACTGTCACTGCTACCCCCGCAGACACTGCATGTCTAATAAAACCAGTCGCACCACTATTCGATCCCTCCACACGAGTTGGAATACTTAAAGACGTTGCTTGATTAAGTGTGATATTAGTAAAAGTCTGCACATCAAAAAGTGACAGATCCCATTGATTTAAATTAGAATTTGTCGCATCGTATGATCCAGATTCCAATCTAAAATCGTAGACTCTAGCAAGACCAATTTCATTTCCAACTGTTGCTATTCCCACACCTCTTCTACTGTCTCTTAAACTTAAAATATACGTATTTCCAATACCAAGAACAGGAACTCCATAAACTCTATTAACTTTCAAGGTTGGTCCAGTATTATAAATGATTTCTTGATCTTCGATTGTTTTTGTTGTTCTTGGTTTTTCTACATCAATAAATGTTGGAGTTAAGAGTTCAATGTCATAACCACGAACAAAAGCTCTACCTGGAGAAATTTTATATAGCGCCAAATTATCTGATGGGACAGATCCTCCGTAAGTGAACTGCCCAGATTGAAATAATCCCCTATTCCCAATATTATCATTTAATGAATTTAAAATACTGATATCAAAATCTTTTACATAATAGTCACCAGATTCTGCGTAGGTTCTTTTTGCTAAAATATCTCTAATATCAAGATATCCTGGTCCACCTCCTAGATCTCCTCTATCTACTTTTGATTTAATGGTTCCATTGATAATTGTTGCAAGTTCAATAAAACTATTATCGTTTAAATCTGTTAGTGGTTTTTTTGTTAAACTGACAGATATTTTTAACCTATCTGCACCTGGTGCAGAATAATTATTAAATCCTTGAGAATTATCAGTTAAACTTTCATCAATAGTATCGTTAATAATTTGTTCTGATATAAACAAACCAACTCTATAACTTGGAGAATTTGAATATTGGTCTAAAATTAAAGTCTCTGATTTTACATTTACGAAATTTCCACGTACAAAATATACGCCATCTTGAATTTGAAAAGAAGATCCCGTTGCAGTAGCATTTGAAGATAAAGTAACCGCAAACGGACTACCCGCTGTAATTGTTGTATTTCCTAGTAAACCAGATATGATGGCAGAATCACAAATTAGAGATTCGCCATTAGAAAATATTTGTGTTGAATTATTTAAAGTGCTAGAATTTAAATAATTGATATAAAGTGTTAAATTACCTCTCTCAGAATCTATTGGTAATAAAATTTTATCTACAAACGCAGAGACGCCAGATGTTTGTCCTGTAATTTTTTTACCAACTAATTGATCCGCATAAGCAGCGACAGGAACTCCTTGAAAATTATTATTTAATTGAACACAATAATAAAGTTGAGAATATCCAATATTTCCTGGAATAACTTTTGCACCCTCTTTAAAAAAGTGCTGCCCAAATTTTTCAATTTGATTCTGCAGTATTGATTGTAGAGTGGTTAACTCTCTTGCTTGAACTGGATATCCAGGTTTAAAGAGCACCTTATGATAGTCTTTGGACGGATCAAAGTCATCAAAGTATGGAGCTACATTAAGATTAGTTTGCTGAGGCATAATTCTTTAGAATTGCAGAATGACTTTAATATCTTCTTTTTGATTAGATGATCTAGTAATCGCCGGTCTGTTGTCAACATAAACAATGTTTCCAGAATACTTTCGCACTTCTGGGGATGAAACGCCGTTTGTAAAAGTTTGACCTAGGTAATATGTTCTATTATTTATTGCGGTGCTAACACCTGTGAATGAAGTATCAATAGAAAGATTTGAACCAGTTGATGGGATGATTGTCAAACTTCCACCTGAGGACGGTGAAGCAGTAAATCTTGTCATATTGAACCCATGTATAGGATTCGTTTGTGCTGTTCCAACAGTATTAAATCCAGATACTGTTCTATCTTGCCAGTACTTTAAGACTCCTGTGGTTTGATCGTAATTTATTACTCTACCGACAGCAGTGGTCCCAGAGGAAACTGTCTGTTTTACTTGTGAGTCTGCGGTGAAGGTCGCTGAACTATATCCAACTCCGGTCAATCTTAATGCATATACTGCACTCGCTTTATCTATTGTCAGTAATGTTCCAGTGGTAACCTCTGGGTTTTGAACGATTCCTATTCTTGCAATTTGATTACCAGTTATAAAATCTGGATTTTCATTATCATTTTCAATTCTGGAATAAAGAAGAACGTTGTATGCACCAAGTTCTCTATAAATATCATCTCCATGACCTCCCTTAGGAGAGATAATAACGTCAAAAGTTGGTCTTGTGGTTCCAGTCGGAACTCCTCCAGCAATTAAATCAACATTTCCAAAAGTATAACCAGAACCCTGATTGGAAACAGTGATAGAACTTACTTTAGAGTCATTGTTAATTGTAATCGTGCATTCTGCTCCGCTTCCATCACCTTTAATTGGAACTCGGGTATAAGTGGCATTTGCTGTTCCAAGACCCACTCCACGATTCGTAATTGTAACAATTTTAATTGACCCATCAACAGCATTATCTCTAACTGCTGCATTATCTGTTGATGTATTCCAGTTAGCGGGGACTGGAATAAAATCTGTTGTCTCAAACTTAATAATTTCACTTGGTTTTATTGTATAAAGATATTTCCAAATATAACCATCACCACTACTACCAGCAGATCTTGGTTCTAGATCTGTAAACGTGGGTTGGTCTAACGACGGTCTTCCGTTTGGATTATCTGGATCAGTTCCATTTTGAAGACAAGAATAAACCTTATAATCTTCATTTATTACATAGTAAGATGCTGAATATAAATTGGTTGCTCCAGAAATTTGAGCTGTATTCGACCTATTATAATCATGTCGGTAATAATCATAAACTGTCCCCGAGGACCAAAATCTTTTTGTTACAACCTGTCTTACATCACCCGCATTGATTTTTTTCAATGCTATCATCGTATCCCAGTAATCATTCTCCTGATCAAAATTATCTTTCGGTGATGGAGGATTACTATCCCAATCAGACTGATAATCACTGGGATTTGGTAAACCAATAAAAGAATAAAAAGTGCCAACACCAACATTCGCAACAAAATTTTTGGCGTTTAGTATTCTAATCTGATCAGTTATAATTGCAGCCATTTGACGGTATTTTTTTAGTTATTTATTAAGCATCTTAGATGGTGTTTGGATAAATGCTTATTGTGTTACCCATACCAGAATGACTTGTGCATTG